CTTTCTTCCAATCAAACATCTTCATTGGATAGGGTATAAGTGTTACTTGTTTGTCTAAATCAATCATTCTAAATATATCTTGCTCGTTAAACTGTATATCAGTGTCAACAAACAACATGTGAGTGCAATCAGAATGTAAGAACGCTGCGGTGCATGCGTTTCTCCCAAATGTAACTAATGATCCTTTATGTAAATGTAATGTAATATGCACTTTTCTCTTATGACACTCAGCTTGTAACAAGAATACAGAACGCATGTAGTGTATATCAACCTGACCCATAGTTGGAGATGTAAGATATAATTTAATCGGCTTTTTCGAATTCATCCATATACCTTCCTATGTACTGGTGTTCGCCGACATGCATTATGTATTTATCGGTCAGTGCATATATTTTACCACCTATATCAGTCCATAGTTTACAAAACCCATAATCCTCACCCATATAAGTTTGTGTATTCTCATCATGCACAGTATCAAAGAAGTTATAATAATTAGGAACCTCTTGATATTCACCGTTAATAACAGAGTTTTGTATTATTTTTTTGTTAGGATAATTTTGTACTAATTTGTCAAATACAATTCTTTTTATTAATAAACATCCTGCAGGTGCGTGTGTTATCTCTGCAACACCATTATTAACTTTAAAATTTGTTGAGTCTTTTATTCTAACTGGATATGTACAAGCTCCTGTTTCTAAGTCCTCAACATTTTTAATTTTTCCTTTTTGCATTCTTTCATGTAGCTTTGCCCACTGTATACTTTTTAATGGATATGGAATGCATATTACCTCTTTGTCAGCTTCAATCATTTTATAAACAGCATCTGGACCTATGTTAATATCAGAGTCTAAGAACAAAAGATAATCTGCCTCTGTATCTAAAAAAGATGCAACAGTTAAATTTCTACCTTGTGTAACTAATGATGACTTGTGCATAAGAAAACTTACATTGTCACCAATTTTTAACATGTGCTTTTGCAGTTCTAATAAACATTGAGCATAGTGTATGGATACTTCTGAGTGAACAGGTGTGCCAACACATAAATTAATTGACTTCTTTTGATTTTCTTCTCGTAACCATATAGGCTTAGAGGGATCGTCTATTTTAACCTCTTTAATTGTTTGATATGTACCATCATTCGACCATATCTTACTTGACATTAGTTACTCCTCTTAAAAAATTAGACCAGGTGTCTGCTTGTTTTTTCCAACTATAAAATCGTTTGTAAAAGTCTTGTTGCATATCTAAATTGTTTTGTATTACTTCTAGATGTAATGTGTCTGCTGCAATGTCTATTGCAGTTGCAAATGATTTAGCTAACAGTTTGTAATCCTCTAAATACTGAACATAGATAGGAAATTCTGAGCAAGTTTCATATAATGCGCCATAATTTGTTACAATTGAATATAAACCAGCAGACATGCATTCAATCGCTGATATACAAGATGTTTCTTCCCAAATACTTGGGTAGGCAAAGATATGATAATTCTGTAAATTCTCTAAAATAAATTTATTGGGTCTATAACCAATATAATTTACATTGGGTAATTCAGATGCTTGTTTGTATAGGGGCACCCATTTATCATCATTTGCTTCTTTAAAAGCATCTCCATACACTTGTGTTGAACTATATACATCTAATTTAATATTTTTATTTTTTACCATTTGCATTGCAGCTAACAATACATTCAATCCTCTCCATGGTGTTGGTTGGAATATCATTCTAATAGGATCGCCTTTTTTATATGGTTTTCTTTTAGGAAAAGATGTGCTTCCATTTTTAATAACCATACATTTTTCTGTTGGTAAGCTAAAAAGCATTCTGTATTTTTCAAACGTCCAATGAGAGTTAAATACATACCAATCATATTTGTGATGATTGTTTTTATCCTTAAACCAAGGATATATATTAGGTTGATCGTATGAATTCTTTTGCCAAAGTATGTTAGGCTTATTAGGATGTAAGGGTATTTTTTCTGGTACGGAGGTAGTTATTTGTACTTTGTTTAATAGATCATTATCAACATGATCATATAAAAATTTAAGTTGTAGTTCTGTACCACCAGCAGCTTGCATTAGTCGTTTTTACCAAATACCTCCAAAGAAGCAACTGTTATTTCTAAATCTTGTCTAAAATCATCTTCAGTTGTTTCTGTATTTGGATCTGCAACATCAGCATTAAATGCTTCTTTGTCAGCGTATACTTGACCTGTTCTTTTGTTTTTTACTATTTCTTTTGCTTTTGCAGGTATTATTTTCATGGTCTTCTCCCTTGACGATTGTATGGTTTATAACTTCTTTTTTCAGATTTGGAAAGAGATTTTTTATGTCGTCGTGGACGTTTACGAGGTTTTGGTCTTGGTACAAAGTTTACAAATTTTTGTCTAGCCATTTTCCTGTGATCTATCCAATAATGCGTAACTTATTGCACCTTGAATTTTGTTACTACCAGTTGATGCTTGTACAGTAATTGCATCACCAGCTTCTAAATTAATACCTTCTGGTGTAGCATTGACTTGTGTTTTAGCCGCTACATCATCTCTAAAAAATTCATATTCAGCACTTGAGTCAGATGAATCTACTAAATTCATTTGAACTAAAATAGCTGATGATGCATCATTGTTTGCGCAATACACAGCTTTCACTATAATTGTTGCATTAGCAGGACAAGTTAAAACTGTTGCTTTATTTACATCAGCTTGTTTGTAACCTTGATTTTTATATTGTATTGTCATGACATAAAGTAATTAAACGCATCCTGTTCATTTTTCAAGTCTTGTTGATAGGTTGTGTTTAATTGATTTTCTACTGTAGCTATTGCTTGGTTTATTTGTCTAAACCCTTCTTCTGTATATTCTTTAGGTGGTTCAGGTACATAAACATTTATCTTAGCCATTTTTTCTGCCTCGTCTTATAGACTCTTTGCCTCTTCTAAAAATAGAAGCAACTTGAGACTTACCCATGACTTTAGCTCTTTGCTCACCAACAGTCAATATTTGTATTTTCCTTGCAAACGGTTTAGATACCTTCTTAACCTTAGCAACGGTCTTACGAGCATCATTAGGAGTCGCAAACTTAATTCCAACAGTATCTTTAGGATTCTCATCTGTATATAATCTCCTACCCGAACCTTTTGGTTTTTTACCTGTACCTACTTTAGGATCTTTTCTTTTCATTATCTTCTACCATCTTCATACACATCTGCTCTAAAAGTTCCATATCTCCAACTTTCATTTGTAGATGTATTTTCTATTTTTAAATTTGCTAATCTTCCTCTAACTCTTGTATCTACTTTAGATGTTGTGCTTGATACATCAAATTGTGTTGTCGTTGTATTAGTAGAAAAAGGAAAATCTTTTGTGCCTAATGTTATTTTTGCATTACCCTGAATATTTTTAAAATCTGGCAAAAATCTACTTACTCTTAGTAAAAAAGTTCCATCACCGTCTGTAGGTAAATCAAAATCTCCTGATTGTACAAACGCTGCTATTGCTGTAGCATTTTTGTTTAAATCAATTTTATTAATACCAACCTCTTGTGCAAAATAAGTTGTTGCTCCAAAAGTATTAGTTGCACCCTGAAGGGTAGGAAATGTTGGAGTTCCTGTAGAACTATATTCAGTAGCATAAGGCACAGGATATGTTGATGCATCAGCGTAAGTGCTTCTAGCAAGTGTCATAGGAGCCCATGTGTTCTCCACGTAATTATAAACTGCTGTTCGGTCATTTTGTGTAGATGGTCCAGATGCCGTAGTACCAGCAGGGTAGAACCAAATAATTTCATTAAACAAAGAATTATGTGATGCAAAGACTATTTCATTGGATGAATAATTAACACCAACGTTATTACCTGTTGTGGTAAAAACAAAGTCTTCAATTAACGAAGGTAACAGTTTGACCGTACCATCAAATACAAAAAAGCCACCTGACTGACCCATCCAAAAAACTTTACCATCTGCATAAGCTGCAGCGTGTTGACCAATGCATCCACAATTAGAACCAACTTGTCTAATAGAAAAAGTAAATGGTGGGCCTACAAACTGCATAAGATAAGCTGCGGTGTCAGTTAATATTAAGTTATAATCTTTACCTGATATAGCCGTAACAATCTTGTTTCCTGTATCTAATCTAAAAGTACCTGCAGTGTTTGTAGATGTAGGTGTGTATGTGGTAAAATCCTCTTGGTCACTAAATCTTATAAACATTGGATCCTGTGAAGATCCTGAGCCAATTGTAGTCTCTGTCCCCAAGTGCACCACATGTCGATCTCTATCTGAAACTATAGTCATTCTTGAAGCTGTGGGAGCACCAGTCATAATAGTTGCTCTGTTTTCTAATGGGTTAGCTGCACCAGCGTCCCAAGTAAATGTTTTACCATTTTTAATTGTAGCAATAAGTTGTTGCCCGAAGTTGTCAAGCGACCATGAGCCAGGGTCAAGTATTACGTTTGTAGATGTTGACGCTTCTCCCCACTTACCCGCAGACCAAGTATCTGTACCCCAACCATAACCATATGTTTGTTCTACAGGTCCAATCTCAACGTAAGGATTTATAGTTGCTCCACCCGCTGCGGACATACCTGTGCCTGTTTCTGTTATAGGCATAACTATTTGAAAACTGTTTGTTGCTAAACTTGTTGATTGAACTTCAAAAATATTGTTTGTAAAATCTGTTGTGTTAAATCTAGTGACTGTAGATTCTCTTACAGCTGTTGCCGTATCATGTGCAATAGCAGTTGTGCCTCCTGTACCCCTTGTGCATCCTGTTAAATCGTTAGTAGACTTTCCTGAGTAAGTTATTATTTCATCATTAATTCTTACAGAACCTGATGTAGAAAAACTTGATGCATCTGCCAAAGTTATTGTTGTAGCTGTAGCAGTTATTGCACCATTAAGAGTTGAGGTAGCCCCTGGCACTGTTACTGATGACAACGTAATATAATCTCCAGCTTGTAATGTATGAGATGTTTTATTTACAGTTACGTTTGCAGAATTATTTGTAGATGTAAATGTAGCACCAGTAATTGCTGTGTCTAAAGGAGTAATATCATAAAACGCACCCTCGTAATAAATATATAAAGCTTTCGATGAACCTAAAGCTGCATACTTTTCTCCAGCTATACTTGTCCAAGTGTGTTGAGCTCTAGCTGGACCTGAGATCGTAGCTCCACCTAATGCTTCAAACCCACCAATTTTTTCAGGTTGACCATATCTAAATCGTACAAAATCACTATCGATCCATTGTCCCTCAGCTCCTGATGGTGTATCTGATTTATTAATTCCTGGTACTATTCTGACAGTTGTTAACGCCACAGATTACTCCTACGTTAATGTTTCACCTGTTACAACAAAAGTGTTTGATGCAGTGCAAATAAGAGTTGCAACACCTCTTGTCCCTAAAGTTCTATCTGCATTTGATCCATCCTTTGCAAAGAACATTGTTACACCAGATCTATTTATTGCAATTGTTGAAGCAGTATTATTAAAAATTTTTATTTGCTGTCCTGCAGAAAATACACCTGATT